ACAGAACGCTCATTGTAACGACAAGGGCCACCTACTTCTAAGTAGTCCCAGTTGCCATCTATATTCTGCTCAATCGTCTTGATGGTATATCCGTCTGAGTCTTCATATACCAGTCCTGTATGCCCGTAATTGACACCGTCACCAGCTACATAGCTTTTCACGAAGAACCAACCAGCCTTTGGATAGTCAGCATCATACACGACTTTCAGGCCTTGTGAACGTGCTGACTCAAGCAGGTCATAAGCGTTACCCCAAAGGGTCACACCGTACCAATGGCGAAGCCCGTAACAAGGCACGTCAGCGCACTGAAAGCCATAAGCTCCATCATTATCCACTCCATCGCCTGCGTTGGCCTTGTCGATGAAGAATTGAATCATTTCCTGTTTTTTAGACATGTCTACTCCTCACTTGGTTTCTTGTATTCTAGTGCTCGTGTGCTGTCTGTGATTCCGCTTGTTGTTGGGTCATTGACCAAACCGATAGCAGTCAAGAACACGAATACCGCATTTACAAGTAAAATCAGCTTGTTGCCGATATCACCTAAATCAAGATGATATCCAAAGACTGCTGCACCAGCTTGCAAGACAAGTAAAAAAGCTGGGATTGCAGTCAGCCAAAAGTATTTATTTTGTAATCGTAGTTTCCAGTTAATCATATGTTTTCCTTTCTTTTATGGTAACGTAGTTGGCCAAGGGTCGTCTGTTAGGTAGCTGATTGCACTTAAGCGAATTTCACCAACATCTTTATCCGTTGGAATAGGATTTAGGAATTGAAGTCTTAGATGATGTGAATCAGCATTTCCTCCCAAATACCAAGAACCTTGAATTGCTCCCTTATCTGTATATATTGGACCAATTAATGAGGTCGTGGAACGGAACCCAAGTGGAATACCGTTATTTTGTGTAAGCCTACAAAATCTTGTAGGATCACTGCCGTAAGGAACAAACCCGTTCCCACCTCTTCTCACGATACCAAACCAGCCCCACTCTAGTCCGCCAAACTGATAGTAAATTGTATTGTTGACTCGTCTTATTTTTACAAAAGACTCCCTTAATTTAGACAGGATATTTAATTTGATCCATCCAGTGTCACCAATGAGAACCTTCCAACCTGTGTTGCCGTTTTCGCTCTCTTTAATCCACTTGAGAGCACCGTTAGTAGCATTGACATCTACATAGGTCGTTCCTATTTCGGCAGTGATACGCCCCTCTGGCGAGCCGGTACCACTGATTTCATGGCCTACGTTATTTGGTAGCGGTAGAGTGACATTATTACCCCCGACAATGCCGAGGGTATTTCCTGTCAAGGTCAGCCTTGGTTCAGGCTTTTGGTTCAGCACCTTCACATCCCGACCGACCGCCTGAGCAAATCCCTCTAAATTGCTCATAGCAATCACGCTTTCGCTGCATTATACGTTGCGACCAAGTCAAGATTTACAAACTCGTCAATACGATGGCCGAGGTCAGCCAATTTTTGAACGACTGCGCCCTCAGTGCTACCACTCATTTTAGCGATTTCCTCAGCAAGCTCTTTAAGAGTGTTGAGGTTTTCAGGTACCCCATCGCCCAAAATATCAGCCTTCACTGCTGTTTTAGCTTGTTCGATAGCCTGCGTTAGAGTAGCGCTGTCAATCTTAGTATCGATTAACTGCTTCAGCGCCTTGTGATCCACTCCCAATGCTTGAGCGAATGCAATCCATTTACTTGTATCCATAATTTTCTATACCTTTCCTAAGTTATAGTACGTGAGCAAGTCTGGAAATTCCTGACTCACTGTGCCATCGCTACCCACAGTCTTTCCTGCAAGTTGCTTCTTAACTTCTTCTGCGATATCCAGCTCCTTAAGAGCGTGGACTTCTTCTGTGACCAATTCTTTATCTGAAGCTACTATCTTGATGTGTGTCTCTTTGTCACTTGGGAAAATATATCCGCCAGAACTAACTTCTAAGCGGTATTTTCCGATTGGCAAGATAGTGTCCAGATTAAAACTCACGCCTGAGTTCGTGACAGTTACCCTCTTCTTCCATTGGTACTTGCCCATGGTCAGACTAACGACCGCCACCTCCCCCTCAAGAGAGGAGACGGCTCGATAATCTTCGTCCAAAAGGACAAATCCAAAGGTAGAAGCCACATCACCCTGTTTGATGAGGTAACCACCATCCACTTGTGCAAGATTGGTCATATTGAGATTACAGACCATTCTGCGCCCCTTTCTCATCTTCAGCTAAGATGTCATCTCTAATCTGCAACGCCTCAAAATTGTTGTACAAGTGGTCAATGTAGCCATTACCACCCAAAGCCTTGTAGCTGTTGTGCATGTTCTCGACCACATAGAACTCATCCTTAGTAGTAAAACCACGGCGGATAGCCCTACGAATATCACGATCAAGGCGCATCCTCATCGTAACAAGGTGCGCATCGTCGTGTAGTTTTAGCTTTGCCTGTACTTCGTCAATTTTGGCGTTATTCTCGTCAGCAGTAATCTGGACATCTTTGATTTGACCCTTAACATCTTCGATTTGTTTGTTTACATCTTCGATTTGTTTCTTAGCATCGTTGACCTCGGAGATGATTTGGTCTGTCTGTTCCTTTGATTTCTTCGGTAACTTATAGCTAAACCAAGCTACGATGATTGGCGTTGCAACTGGTAAAACATTCATGAAGAAATGCTCAACGTGTTGTAAGACGTCCATAGGCACCTCCATTATTAGTTAGATGCAACTGTTGTAGCAGAAGGTTCCGTTACTGTTGGAGTCACGGTAGCCGTCGTAGAAACTGCAGCTGCTGGTGCAACATTCGTAGGCTCATTTTGTTCTTTAGGCTCGTACTTCCATGCTGCGCCTGTTCCGTCCATTTCAAGACGACCATTTCGGGCAAAGTCGCTGACTGGTTCGCCATTGTAAGTAAATTCCTTATTCAATTGAACTAAGATACGCTTACCTTCTCCATCTACCTCAACGTGCGCTGGGTCTTCAATGGTAATCAAGTCATGTGCCAAATAACGTTTCCCAACCTCAGCAAGTGGAATCAACTCAACCAATTCCTTGTAGATAGTTCCATAAGCGATTGTCTTGCTTGCTACAGCATTTAAAACGACCGCATGGATAATCTTTCCATAACGGTCTGTTTCGGCTTGGTTATGCTTAACCGCTTCATCAGTAGCAGTCTGTCTAGTTTCAGTCTGAGCCAATTTCTGCTCAGCTTCTTGCAATTTCGCTTGCGCTTGTACGATGGCGCTTGTTGGGTCAAGCTCTGTGCGGATATGGTCTAGCACTGCTTGAACCAAAGTCGCTTCATTATCCTGCGTATGGTCACCGTGCAATTCTACTTGCTCGTAAGAATAGCGTCCGTTGTTTTCCATCTTGATTGCGACAACTGTCACATTTTCTGCACCTTTAAGATATGGTTTAATTGCTACTTCGTAATTCATTGGTTAGTTCCTTTCATTTTAGCTTGTGTTTCTTCAAATAACTCTTTTAGAGCTGGGTCATATTCTAGGACCTCTTTCATCGTGTGCAATTCGCTTGCTGCATACAAATAAAGAGCCTCATTCTTAGCTGATTCTTGCTCACTGACTGCTAGTTTTTTAGTCAGTGAATCAAGCGTTAACTGATTTAATACTGCGTCCATGTTGTTATTCATGCTATTGTTTTCTCTATTTTTTCTATTTTTTGATTTAACTCTTGAATGGCCTTGATTAAGTAAGGCACAAGTTCAAATGTGCGATATGAGTATACACCGTCAGGATTTTCGAAAAATGCTTCAGGGGCATATTTCTGGACATCCTGAGCCATGATACCGCATGAAATGTCCTCGATTTTGCCATCGTACTCTTTACGATAGCTGTAAGTCTTCAGATTTTCGATAACATCTAGACCAGATACTTGACTATCTTGAATATTTGATTTATAGCGACGGTCTGAGATTACCTTATTCATATGAATCCAGTCACGGCCACCGCCTTGAAGGTATAAATATAGCCAATCTTCCCCTTGCGAATATTCTTTGGTCAACTTGTTGTACCACGGAGAATAGACCCACGCACCACCATCATAAATGATGTTACCTTCTACTTTCAGGTCGCTGTGAATAATTGGTGTTCTCCAAAATTCAGCCGTGTTATAACAATACATCTTGCCATTATTTTTAACGAACCATGCATAGTATCCAGGTTCGTTCCAATTATCTCCCCAGTTAACCCAAAGAGCTGTTTGTCCACTACCGCCCTCACCATTTCCCATTCCAACCGAGAAGTGATTGCGTCCAGTTATCCAACGTCCGTAACCTGAATCATGCGTACCTAATTGAAATCCACCAATCCAGCCTTTATAACCCTCTAAAACAGTTGAGCTAGAAATGACGGACTCGATTCTTGTAGCGAAAATGCGTTTAGAAGTCAGTTGGTCAATAAAAGCTTCATTTGCAGTGATTTTTCTAATGAGCGCATTATCAACTTTCAACTTCTCAGCCGTTACTGCTTCAGCGTCTAAAATCGTAGTCGTGACCGAACCAGCTTCAAAATTGGCCGTTTTCAGCTTATCAATCATAGCTGACTTGATAACTGCATTATCAATCAGCGTTTCACCAGTGATGTGGGTCAATTTCCCGTCAAGTCGATTATGACCGTTAGCGCCAAGATTGAGACCTGAAACCAAAGCACCAGCACTGGTCAGATTTTGAACCGCCCACGAACCAGCTAATTGTGTTTGGACGGTGCGAATCACTTCGTCGGTATCTTCGGGAGCTTCTTTATAGTCCGTCGCGACAGAACCTCTTTCTAGTTGAACATCTGTCACATAGAGATTGATAGTCTTCCCTTTTTCTCCGTAAAGCATCAAATTCAGATTCTCTACATCGTCTGATAAAGTAAACGTAAATGTGAAACGCTTATACTTCGATGTTATTTGTTGACTTGGGATATTTTGCCACTCTTGCCCAATAATGTTTTTGTTTTTGATGTAGTGCAAAGCGACTTTCAAGCCACTGTTGCTATCACCGCCATCTTTTGAAACAAGAAGAGATACACTAACCTTTTCCTCTCGAACACCTTCAAATGCAAAAGTCTGTTGTAGACCAAAGAAATTAGCGATATTCTGCGAGTCGTGGAAGAAATGAGCTCCTGGCCGATTTCGATTATTAGGATTTTGAGAGTGTTGATAATTGAAATTCAAACCAAAATCAACAGATTGATATTCAAGCCAGTTTTTCGAACCGTTCTTAAATTGACCATTTCTGATATAATTTCGGCCACCTTTTGCAGCCTTCGCAACTTCAACCTGGAACAGCTGATTTGTTAAGGCTATACGAGCGACCTTATCCGCAATCCCATTTTCAGTATTGCCCAGAATACGCTCATAAAGCTGACTGGTTTCTTTAACACGCTGGAAGTCCGTCTGATTAGCCTTACCAGCAATCAATGAAGTGATGTCTGCGAACCTGCCATCAACTGATTTTTTGTAGTTAGCAATTTGAGTAGCAATCGAACCATTTTGTGGATTCGTGATATCTTCGAACTTGTTCTCAATAGCTCTTACAGTTTCCTGATAAGTCGCTTTGCCTACATAGTCCTTCGTTACCAGCTCACGTACAGCCGTCGCTTGTCTCGCGCTCTCCTCACGAGTATAGCGCTGTAGGGCTTCCTGTCGCTGACTGTCCTGACCGACATAGCTTTCAACCGCTGCTAGCTTCATAGACAGACCTTCGGCGGTTTTCTGAAATTCAGATTTAGCGACGACAAGATCTGTCTTACCATCTTCGGGGGCAGGACCCGCATCTATACGAGTAGAACTTCTGGTCAATTCAACCTTGCGAAAGGCTACATGGCCAACCTCGTTATAACCAAGAATAATTCGCCAGAAATCAAAATTTTCAGGCTTGGTCAATGCTGGTATAGTGACTTGATAAGTCTGCCAGCTAGACGTGAGATTGAAATTGTCATGCATAATTTCAGGATTATCGGAAACTGTACGGTTGGCCCTTAATGATAGCCAAACACTTGAAGAGCCAGAGTAGCAAATCCCTTGAAACGAAAGCGTATAAGTCTCGCCAAGTTCCAACTCAAGAAGAGCTGTCGAACTCTTACCTGAAGTTATACTTCCTTCTTTTGAATAGATTTGCATCTGCTTCCAAGTGTTGGTCGTTCCTTTGACGTTGTACTCACCGTTTGAGATAGTCCAATCTTGTGGACTATTATCTCCTTGAGTATAGTACCAAAGTCCCCTTGAAAAATCGTAGTCTTCAGCATAGTTGCGACTACCGACCTTCATCTTAGTGAAGGTTTGAGCCAGTCCATCGATGTCTTGTTTAACCTCTGATTTGGTCGCAAATCCGTTCATCTGGCCAGTCATGCGACTAAGAGCTTCTGTGGTCGTTCTGCGATATTCTGAAGCTTGATTGACTTCATTGTTGACCGTCCGCTTCAGAACATCCAAATCACCCGACAGAGCCGTCTGAGCACTCGTAGCTTGTGACTTAAATGCTTCAAGTCTAGCAACAGAGTCCAGCCCAATCTGCTTGGCTTCCTGGGCTAGCAAACTACTTGCGCCAGCGTTTTTCAAGGCTTCCTCAGCCTTGCGCTTGGCTTCTTTCAATGGACCATTGTCAAAGCTATCGAAGCGCTGATTGATAGTGTCAGACAGTTCTTGCTTGACTTCTTCCGCCTTGGCCTTGGCAAGTTCGACTTGATCGTTAAAGTCTTTTTTGATTTTATCGACCTTTTGGTCAAAATCTTTATCCGCTGCTTCTATCTGTGCTTGGATTTTCGCTTCAATGCCATCTTGTTGCTTAATCTGCTTGGTAATCGTCCCCTCGTAAGAATACTGAGTATCATTTCCAGCCTTACTATCTGCGCTGATACGACCTCTCAGACCACCTTTAAAAGTAAAGCTCTGGCTTAACACAGGAACTTTAAATGTTTCTTTCTTGTTGGTCTGAATGGTTACCCACTGCCCAACCTCGAGTAACAAATGTCCTTGGTAGTTGAGATTATACGGATAGTAAGTCAGGCTTTTCAGCTTGTAATACAGGTCATTTAAAGCGCTCTGAGTCATAAAGACATTGTCTAGTTCCAATGACCGACCTGTCTTCATACCGACCGTCAGAGGCTTCTTATCCGTCTTACAAGTAATACCAGCTATCTGATACTCAATTTCACTCTTAGTCAAGCCATGCAAGAAGTAACTGTCAGCGTTGATCGTGATATTTGACTCAGTTAAATCGCGGATTTCCATCTTGCCTTCTCGGTTGAAGAAACAAGACATCCCAATCATCTGAGTCATAGCGCTCAACATATCCCTGAATGAAAGTTTTTTGCCTTCAGGAACTTGCTCAACATGGTAACGCATAGCGCTGATTCCGAAATAGTCATTCGCTAACTCAATGCCTGTTTTCAGACAGATTTCCTGAATAACCTCTCGTACTTCAGCTGGGAAATGCAAATCTGTCACATACTCACGATTGAGCTTAAACATACCATCCATGAGCTCCAGCGTGGTAGTGTTTCGGTTTCGGTCAATCTCAATATCGTTGATGAAGTATTCCCCCATCTTAACCCATTGATAGGTATCCCCAACCAGTAGCCCAATCTCAGGGTGTAGGATATCCAGCTTATTGAACGTGGTAATGATGTTGGTAAAGGTAATCTTACCGCTACCTGCACACGTTCCACCTGGCTTATAAGTGTCACCCTTGATATAGCCATACTCAAAACTAGCCTCTTTGATATCCTGTGAAGCATAATCTTCAACACGGATAGCCAGCGTCCTGTTTTTGGCGAACATGGCTCTGTCAAATTGTCGTCTAGTTAAAGCGTCCATTTTCTTACCTCTCTACCAGATTACATTTAGCACCAGACCAAGGCTTGAACTTTTCGGTAAAGGTATATCTTGGCGCTGTCCTATCGCCGACGTAGAAAGTCTTTGTGACTTGGCCATCCATGGGGTCTGGATAAGATACCTCAAAAAATTCAGATGATACAGCATGTAAAAGCTGACTCATTTCTTCCTGAGTCAGCATGCCCCATTCACAGTCTAATTTGCGTTTGGTAGTGATGCGGTCACGCACCATGTCACCATTTGCATTACGCCCTGTCTCTCCGTCAATATCTTGAATGCCTACTTGAAAAAATTTGGGAGGCTTCACAGCCACCCCATTGATTCTCAATTGTGCCATTTAACCTCCTAAATCTTGAGCAAGGTTTGACCTGCTCTTTCGTGTTCCTTATTGATTTCTTGGATAGCTACCCGTCCAAACTCATGGCCTGCGATTTGAATAACGATGTCGCCAGCTGGCAATGAATATCCCGCAGGGGCATTGTTAACAGGCATTCTTTCAGCTAATTTTTGAGCCAAGATAGAAATCCAACCTGTATTCCGTTCAAGGGGCATTACCGCTTCTTGACCAGCTTCTCCGACCCCGATAATGCTAGGGGAGTTGAATACACCACCTCGTGCATACCAAGAAACATCAAAGCTAGGAAAACTAGGTGGATTCAAACTAAAACCGCCAGTTATTTTAATGTGAGGCAACTCAAGTTTTGGTAAGTGCCACTCGAAATCAAAAATACTCTTAAGCGCATCAACACCTGATTGTACTGCGCTTTTTGCGTTATCCATTGCATCATTAAACAGATTTTTAAACCAGTTTGGGATTTCTTTCAAGGCGCTTTGTATGTCGTTCCAACGCTCGCTAAACCATGAACCGATTGATTGGAAAGGATTCTGAGCTTTTTCTTTTGCGCTCTCAAATTTCTCTCCGAACCATGTATCAGCTTCTTTTACTCCATCTTTGATATCATTCCATCTATCTCCGAACCAAGAGCCTACTTTTTCAAAAGCTGAGTTCACTTTATCCCTACCAGATTGGAATTTCTCTCCAAGCCAAGTGTTTGCTTCTGCTAACGCATTAGTAACATCATTCCAACGCTCACCAAACCAAGAGCCTAAATTACTGAAGATATTAACGATACCGTCCCAACCTTCTTGGAACTTCTCGCTAAACCATTGACCTATTGGCTCAAAGATTTCTTGGAGCTTCGTCCATAGACCACTGAAAAATTCGCCAATCGCTTGACAAATACCACTGATAAAATCACATAGTCCTTGCCATGCTGTTTTAGCAAACTCAACAACAGTATCCCAGTTTTGGTAGAGCAAGACACCTATAGCAATTAAGGCTGCAATAGCAGCAATAACTAAAGTTATAGGACTGGTCAATACCGCAATAGCTCCATTGAGCGCCCATGTTGCAGCTGCTGCAACTCCTGCTGCAATTGATTGAGCAATTTCTGCCGCTGCTGCAAGTCCCATTTGTGCTGCATGAACACCCCACGCAAGTGCAGATTTACCAAGTTCTAGAGCAGTTTTTCCTAACTCTACAATCAATTTACCTGAGTTGACCACGAAGTCTTTTGCATACAACGCATTCAAATAGATGGTTTCTCCGAAGCTGACCAATTTATCAAATGTCAAAGCTTTCAAAGCTAGTCCAAGATCTTTAATCCCGCTAACAATAAAGGAAACCTTGCCACTTAACAATTCGAATGCCCCTGCAAGTCCTCCAGCTTGTTCAGCCCAAGACAAGAACTTAATTCCTTGCCATACGGTTGCAAGTGTACCGATCACACTAGCGATTGTAGAGATAATCTCTTTATTTTCTTTACACCAATCAGAAAAAGCAGTAAAACCGTCAGCTACTAGCTTGATTGTATCAGCTAGTAACTTCAATGCTTCTAGTATGATACCGCCTAATAAATCAGCAACTGTTTCAATACTTATACCGAATGTGTTAGACAAGAACTCTGCAAAAGGCTTCCAACTTCCTTCCCAAAGTATTTGAATAATATCAATTAGTCCATTAAAAGCATTAGCAATAGAGTCAATTGCAGGGGCTACATGTTCATCGTAGACACTACTCAATCCATCGCCAAACTTATAAACAACACTCTCGATAGTTTCAAATATTGGAGCTACAATGTCCAAAAGACTTTGAAGCATTGATGAAATTTTAGGAGCGCTTGTCACAACGACTTTTTCAAAACCTTTAAACAAACTTCCTGCTAATTTACTACCAACTTCAACAATGGTAGATGTCAAACTCAACAGAGTTGACACGATAGCGCTACCGATACGAACCGCACCAGTTGAAGTAATGACGTCATAGAAAGCACTAGAAAAGGCCTGAGCGATGTTTCCTACTGCCTCTGCAATGTTACCAACATTATCAAACAAAGCGACTAGCGCCCTGATAATGCGTTCTTTCTGCCTTTCAAGGCCGTTCGCAATACTTTCAGTAAGGAGTACACCAATACCAACTCCGATAGTAGCTAACGAACCAGCTATTTGACCCAAAGCATAAGCGATTTTTTCGGTCATGCGGTTAAAGGCATTTACAACCCTTGGGTCAGTAGCGATTTCTTCAAGAGTTTTCTTGATTCGTTCTAAAGCAGCTTTAATACGCTCTAAACCTTCTGGTCTAAACGCTGCATCAAAACCTTTTTTGAAGAGGTCAAACAACCCTTTTAGCTTATCTCCAAGACCATCGAAAATGCTCTTGAATTGGTTATCCATGTCGGTCAACTCGACTTCTGGCAAGATGTCTTTGAAAGGTCCGCCACTGCCTCCCTTTCCTTTACCACCTTTGCCGCCTCCTCCGCCTCCAGAACCGCCTGCGTCGTCGTCTTTTGGTTTTTGCAAGATGTTAATCTCATCAAATCCCATCAGACCAAGCAATTCTTTAGCGGCCTTCTTAGCGTTTTTGGCTGAGTCTCCAAGATTATCGGCAAGTCCTCCTGCTGAATCTCCAGCGTCGTCTACTGCATCAGCAAGGTCTCCTGCACCTCCTGCAACGTCCTTCATGGCGTTACCCATGTCTCCAACCGCTCCACCAACACCGTCTTTCACTGTTGCTTTCTTGTTGAACATCAAAGCGATAAACTCTGCAAGTTTTGCCGTAACGTTCTTCAAGACCATAGCAAAAGAGTTCAAAACAGGCATAATCGCATTGATAATCGGTAACATAGAGTTACCAAGGTTCAATGCACTATCTTTCATCAGTGACTTAAACAGACTGATACTTCCGTTGACTGAGTTGGATAAGGTATCTCCATACTTGGCTGTAGCCTGTTCCAGAATAGCCATAAGACGGATTTGTTGCTGGGTTTGAAAGTCCAACTGTTGCCAGCTCTGTCCGTTTGCGAACTTCTTAAAGGCTTCAGTGGACTTAATCATAGCCACATTGACGTTGATTCCTAGGTCTTCTCAATAATGTTATCGCATGGCTTTTTATCCATACTTCTTACAATTTCTTGTAAGTTCGGCATATATTTTCACCTACAACCGAATTGTTTAGGTGCTTACCACTCGTGGGGATATTTTATTCTATACTTTTTGGCAAAACAAAAAGCACAGGTTCAATCCCTATGCTCTACGGTGACTAAGCCTTTTTAATTGCTTAATTTACCTCGGTATCGTCATGTTTTAATTCTTTAAAAGTGTACCCTTTATAATGTTTCTTTTCGCCATTCAAAACTTTGTCAATAAAAGATCTAGCTGGAAAAATATCTTTTGAAGCATCACTTTTTGAAGCGTACTCCCTTGTTTCTCCAGTTTCAAGATGAATAGCTACGATAGGAATTTTAGGCTTGCCACCATCATATTTTCCTTTATTAGCTTCGCTGATTTTTCGTTTTGTTTCTTCGGAGTGCTTTTTACCGAAGAATGAGTTTTTAGAACCTATTCTTTTTTTGGCGATATCGCTCATTTTCTTTCTAAAATCATCATCTCGTTTTTTACCTGTATTGGATATTGAGCGTTTTTTAATGGCTGTTGGGCTATTAAAATATTTTGCGTGAGTTTTATATCTCGCTTTTGCTTTAACACTTAATTTCTCTTTGGTGCTTTCAGCAAGTTGTTTATCCCTAACTCCGCCACTTTCAATATTATACGCATTGTCAGATAATGATATCCAATAACTTTCTCTTTCGTCTAAGATGCTATCAGATACTTCTTCTAAAAGAGAAAATTGGAACTCTGCTTCTCCAAACAAATTAAAATCATCTTGCATTTCTTCTGAATAATGCTGGTTATGACGAAGTTTATATTTGTGGTCATCGAATCGTCTTTTTATATTCTTTGATTGACCAAAATAACTTCTTCCTGTTTTGGTACATTTAATTTCGTATATAATGCCCATAATATCACCTCTTTTTAACTAAGAATATTATATCACATTTATACCGAAGTTACAAATTAAAATTTAGAGTTCTACCGATTTTGGTAAGTTCTTAATCCGCCTATTTCTAAGCGGTGCGACAAAAGTCTATCGCTTCCGTGTTCCCTAGCAAACCTGAGCGAATACGCTCCATAACGTCTGTAATGCTACGCCCTGAACCCTCGGCAACAACTGCTGAAGTCTGCAACATTTTAGCAGTATAGGCGCTTAGCTTGTTGGTATCTTTTATAAATCCAGAAAATAAGTTTGAATAGACTGCACCGTAGTTGGTTGCTTCACCTACCCCCATATTCATGGCATTAGCGTTATCGTTAACCCATTTTAAGAAAGATTGCGAACTCTCACCCATCTGTCGCTTAATTTGGTTCATAGACGCTGATACTTCAAGAGCTGTCTGCGTTGAATACATCCCAACATCAAGCAATTTCTTACCAAGGATTGCAAAACCAGCGAACTTAGCTAGCTTACCAAACGCACTACCGATAGAATTCGACTGTTCACGAACTTTGGCAGTAGCATTTTTCACTTGGTCAGATGTCCCCTTGACCTGATTCTCGACTTCTTTCATCTTCTTCCTGAAAGGCGCTATCTCAGCGTCAATCATGACTTTCAATTCATCAAGAGTTGCCATTTACTTCCTCCTTCCTTTTGCGATTGTGTCTTTCCGCAAATTCACGCATCTGTTCCTTATGCAACAAAAACGCTTGTCTCTGTCGTTCCTGTTCTACCGCTTGTTGTTCTTCAACAAACAACTCAGGCGCATATTCCCAGAACTCAAAGACTTTGGCATCCTTGGACAACAATAAGGAAACGTGGTTGGATATCATCTGCGAAAGTCTATAAGAATCAATAATCTTTTCCTTACGCTCTTGGATTTTGACACGGTTGTAACTTTCTATCATTTCCCTGATTTCAAGCACCGTCAAATCCCAAAAATCAAGAGGCTTACCCCCGATGTCCAAAAACATAGGATAAAGCCTCTCAATAATCTGCGTTACCGTTAAGATTACTCGACTACTGTCATTTTCTTCTTGGAAGTTTTCTTGTCCTTGCTTCCTCGTGGAGTAAAACCCGACACTTCAAATAGTGGCATTAGAACCTCTGTCATGAAGGTTGTTTGGTCTCCACCATTATCCACGTACTCATCGTATAGATCATAGACATCCTCAAAGGAATACCCATGTTCATACTGCTGCAAAGCTCCGTGAACTAACAACAACATAACTTTCAAAGGCGGTAAAGTGAACTCTTCGCCAGCCTCAGGCATGAAAATCTTCAGCAAGTTCATGCCGATTTTTTCTTCCACAGTTGCAGCTTGATGAGATGTCAAACGTAGCTTCAACTCTTTTTCGTCAGTAACTTTCCAAGTTGTGTATTTTAACGCCATTTAATTAACCTCCAATACCGTCTACAAATTCCAACTCTGACTGCAAAGCAATTTTAAGGGTGAACTCGATAACGGCATTGACACCGCCACCGCCAAGCTTAACAGATACTTGACCTTCAAAATGAACTTTAGTGTTGTCTGGGTAAGTTTGCTCAAAGAAAAGTTTTGTCTTGTTGTCTGCCGCCTTACGCAATACACGATAAGGAGCAGTTGCGCTATCGTTCTTGTAAGAGAATTTGTATTCCAATTCCCCTGCATCACCGATACCAAACTCATACTTCTTAACCTTATCTTCAAGAGTAGTATTCTCTACTTTTTCAGGTTCAATACCGAATTCAGGTACTTCCTTAAGTCCTGCAAGTTTTGTGTAAGTTCCTTTAGCTGTCCCATAAGACAGCGTAATTCCATTTGCTAACATGTTTAATTCTCCATTCTAAATTGAAAAACAAGCTCTGAGTCTAAATCAACAACCCCTTCAAAACGCATGACCTTATGTCTCAAATGAGACGGGTCTGGCACGTCTTGGCAGTCGGTTCTTCGCAAACCTAAAGACTCAAAAATCTGATTGATTTTAACAGCTAACTCACTAGTGCTGGTATCATCAAAGATATCCACCTTGTAGCGGATAGAGGATTTTTGTTCCTTGTCGTCAAACCAATCACCTGGCTTGTTTTGTTCTTCCAAAAAAATAACGACTGGGAAAGTCTCCCAATCGCTAGGATACGTATCAGTCACATTATCTGCGACCTTTTGCAATTCTTTATAAATAACAGGCTTGATATTGATCATTATATTTGTTCTCTTATCTTTCTACGGACATAATTCGAAATATTCTTAGACACACGCTCTTGATTGTCTCTCAAAGCTGGATAAAGATAAGGCTGGGCAGGTTGACCATACATCTTGTAGAACTCCCCAATATTTTGAAAGTGGTAAGGTCCTATATCTATCTGGTCTTCATGCACATACCACGGGCTAGACCGATAAGACACGCTGACCTCTGGCGATATACCCGAATGGCTAGCTTGTCCTTTTGGCCCTGTACCAAACTCTACGTATGGTGCATAGTGTAGATTTGTGTAAACCTCTCCTATAGCCTTATCTCCGTCCATTTTAACCCTAGTTTTGATGCTATTTCTAAGTTCTCCATTGTTGCCTGGTGCTAGTCTTTTAGCATCGGCTTGGACAATGGTTTTAGCTGCATGATGAACTGCCTTTGAAACAATATCTCGTTTCGCAACATCTGACAACTTTCTGAACTTAGCTATAAGCCTATCTGCCCCTAGTAGCTCTGACACGCTCTAACTCCAAAACTTGATGATGTGTGTAGATCTTTTTAGAAATAACCCTGTGAGTTACTTCCGTCGGGCTATCGATACACACACCATCCTTTACTTTGATAGTAGCTGACTTGTTGGCATTTGCGTTCAAAATATCATTGACACGCTCGCCATAAAGCTCAGATTGTAACTTGCTACTAGCTGGCCACAATTCAAGACGGACTGTCTCAGCTTCCTTGGCATACCCTTCTTTTGCGACGCCTTCCTCTGTGACAGTCTTTTCAAACCGTCGCATTGGATAAGGTTTCAGTCTACTCTGCTTCAAAAACATGACCTGCCACCCTTGCTAGTCTGTGCATGCGGATACGCTGTAGAAGACCCGTAGACAGGCCGTTTTCTCCGTAGACTACTGCTATACCACCCTCGGTTCTAGAATGCTCTCCTTCCGCTCCTGAGCGGTTGTGGAGCTCGATAGCAACCTCAGGTATTAAGAGACTTAAAGCAGGTGTCAAAGATGTGCGATTAGTCTCTGATAAGATAAGATTTGTAGCCCTCGTTTGGAGCAACATGAGAAGCTGAGTATCTTCTTCGCCTGTCATTTTCTTCAGCAACTCTATAGACATATCAATCCTCTTCTAAGAACTCGGGTTCAGGGAGGATTTCCTCAAGAACGTCTGAGATAGCGACACCATTGCTGGCAAAATTGTCAGCCAACTCGGCATAGCGCTCCTCAGTAATCTCGAGTTCCTCTCCTGCCAGTCGTTTCACATTTGATTCCCAATCATAGAAATCTTGTTTGATTTTAAATTTCACTTTTTAAATCCTCCAACACCTCTACAATTTCGGCTTTTGATAACTTATAGGCGCCAGCTATGCCAGCTTCTTTAGCTAGATTCTTTAACTCTTCTAGAGTCTTATTCTCTAAATCAGAATACTGGCTAGCCTGCTCCTCTTGGATATAATGACGTCGTAGCAATAAGCTCATATCGTCACCTCTTACTCACCGAATTTTACAACTCGTGTAGGGTCGTATAGGTAAACGCCGTAGTGTTCATCACCAGTGATGACTGTTGTCTTTTTAAGGATGTCACGGTCTGTTTCGATAGCCACATCACGTTTTAGCAAGATGACAAAAGCTCCATATTTGTTGGCGTCGTCTGTTTGAGTTTGGCTAGGAGAGACTTTGACAAGGAATCCTTTTCCTTCTTCAACCTTTTTAGAGCGTACAATTTGCACACCAGCTGCTTCACCAAAGGTTCCAGAAACAACCATATTTGCTCCAAGCTCTGAACCTTTAATCCATTCTTTCGCTACTGCAGTTTTTAGTTTAGTAGCATCTTTAGGGTTGATGATGGCAACATACTGTGCATCTTCTTCGTCCTCAAAGATATCTAGAGCTTTATCGATTGCCTCAATAGTTGTTGGAGCTTCTGAGACGTGCTGAGTTGCGGTTTTAGCAACTTCTACAAGATCGTTATCAATCTTATTAGCAATAGCCAAACCAAGCTGGTAAGTAGCTTGACCTAGTGGGTCGCCAAGACCTGACAAAAGAGCTTCATCGGTAATTTCATAACCTTTAGCAGCCTTTTTGATGGTCATAGTGGTCTTTTTAGTAGTCAATTGGTCTGGAGAAATAGCTTGACCTTCTCCAACCTCAGTCGCATCTCCTGCGTACTCCCATGCAGGAACTGTTAGAGTGTTCCCTGGTTGGCCTTGGAGCGCTGTCTCCACATAAGCAAGTGGAGTGAATTTAATCAATTTAGGTAGTTTAGCGGAAACCATGTCCGCCATAACTTCTGGGTTAACCATAGTGGCTAATTTAGTTTGTCCTGCTGTCATTTATTTTAACCTTTCAATTTCTTATAAAGTTCTGGGTTATTTTGATAGAGCTCGTTTCGACTCTGATAACCCATACGAGCAAATTCTTCTTTTGTGATACCGTCACTATCGACTGGCGCTTGCTTCATTGGGGCTCCGCCTTTTAGCTTTTCTTGTACTCCTTTTTGCACGGCTTGCTCCCATGATTTCTGCAATACTGCTACGGACTGCGATACCGTATCTGCGCTTGTCAAATCAACTACATTCACTAACTCAACAGGTAAGTCACGTTCACTTAGCATTGCTCTAGCTTCTGCGGTCAATTCCTTACGGGCAATAGCTTTTTCACGGTCAGCTAGTTCTTGCTCACGCTGATCCAACTGATATTTCTGTTTCTCGTCAGCGTTCATCTTAGCAAGCTTCTTAGCCTCGTTTTCCTTGGCTTCTTGCTCAGCTTCCCATTTAGAGCGCTCGGCAGATAGCATCTTACCGATTTCAGCACGAGTGAAAGTTCGTTCGTGCTTTTCTTCCTGCACTGTATCAACATTTTCTTGAGTGTCGACAGTCTCAGTTGATTCAGTAGATACAGTTGCATTGGTTTCTTCTGACATAATTGTCCTCCAGCGATTACGTCGCCACTCGATAATCTCGCTTTACGTCCGGCGACGGAACAGTACAGCTTTTAACGTCATCGGTACAGTTTGGACAATATAAAAACCGTACGGGATTCCATACGGTTAGAGCCTAAGAAAACCGCCTCGATTTCGACGCGGTTTATAGCAGTTTATAGCGGTTTATAGCAGTCTATTCCTGCCAGTCAAGATGTCGGATCACCTCCTAATCTTTAATGGCGCGATTTGAAACCTTGGCGTAAACATCCACATAAGTCTCATTCTTGTCTCCGTTATGCGTGATTTCTGCATAATCTCCACAAAGTTCGCTTGATGTAATTGTGTTCGTACTAACAAGAGCCTTCCAATTTTGCAAAGTTTTACTAAACCAAACTACAAAGCAGGCTTCTGCTTTGATCTCACGACCTGATAAGCGCGAAAATTCTTGCGATGCCAATTGTTTTGCTTTTTCTAACATTTTATTCCTCCATTTTTTCATATGTTTCTGCAAAAATATCAGGCTTGCATGGATAAAATTCACCTTGCACACCTTTGATAATGTAGTCACCTTCTGTTGCTACCATCAATCCTTCAAGTGTTTCTATTTTTAAAATTGGATTATCTAGGTCAGCATAATCAATCCGAACTGGATCTAATCCTAATTCTGACAATTTTAAAATCGATTCTTCAGTATTTACGAACGGAACCGCCTCAATTACTACAGATTTCTTTCTGTATTTCATTTCTTCAATCCTTTCTTTATACCTTCAATTATTCCGCTGATTACGGCCATAATAATAAATATTAACAACAAAAATACCAACCACCCGAAAGCGATTGATACCCATTCCCAAATGAACATGTTTTACTCCTTTCTAAGCATCATTTTTGAGGCTTAGCATTCTTTTCCACCCATTCTTTGAAAGCATCAAAAGTATTCATGTTTTTAAGAGACAAATACTTTTCAACTTCTTCGATGGCTTTCTCGACCGATTTGTCGTCAAAACAATAGCCATTACCCGATAAATCAAAAATTTTATTTTGTTTTTTCTTATCAACAATCCACAAATGTTTTCCGGTCCAAGCACTCTGTGGATCATAACATTTCTTCGATTGTATCTCAAGTCCGTTATCTTCAATCAATTCTATCAATTTTTTATACTTGTTCATTAAAAATCCCTTTCTGGACACGAAAAAAGCACTTAGATTGTTCTAGGTGCTTGTTTAAATTGATTCTAGTTTTAATGTTTTGAGGTATTCTTCCCATTCACGGTCCAAGTCCTCAACAGTTTTATTCTTATTTCGTTCCTGGATGGCATCAAAATCAATGTTGTCATCTTCGCCTTCCGGCCAATCATAAGTATCTTTTTTAGCCATATCATTCAATCCTTCCAAATTCAAAGCCGAACACTTCGGATAATAATTCAAGAGTTTTTTCTTGTGCTACGCTCTCATTATACCCCAATTTTTTAAATTTATCAATTCGATTGACATATTGTTCTTGTGCACTGCGTGGAATCCTTTTGTTAGGTCTTGAATACCAATAAACACTTCCATCATGCCCTACAGTCAGACCATATTTTACAGTATTATTTTTATTTCGTTGTTGTAAGGAAGCAAAGTCACTGAGCGATGGAGGATAGCCAGACGGATGGTTGTGAATCGAAATAAGACTTTGTTCAGATTGTTCTTTAAAAGCTCTTCTGACTTGGTCGTTATAAACTACACCTTTTGTCTTTCTGGCTTTATTTGATAGCGCAACAACTCTTCCTGTATCTGCATTAAGCAAATAGTAATCTTCAAATGGAGTTCCGTTTCTATGCTGCAACATCTGTCTTGAAACTCTTGCGATAGGTTCGGATAGATGTGAGGTCTTTGGGTGATTTTTTAGTTTGTCAACAAATTCATCGCTTCGTACATAATCAAGATTCGCTCCAAACGGCCTACCACTTAGCTCTCGTTCTCGTGGTTCTGCAACATACTTGCTATACCACTCTTTATAAGTCATATCAGCAGGTACTAGCTCGGTCTTACCTGTCACTGGATTCCTTGCTCTGCGCTTCAGTTTGCTGTAGTCTGCATCCTCATCGTATGCGACAGTAGTAGACCTGCACCACGGATGCATAGGGGGGCAATTGACACCAGGAACAGCCTTATCCCTATCATAGACCTTATTGTCATGCTCCTGACAAATGCGTGATGTGCGCTTGTCTAAGACGGCCACAAAGATATACTTCTCTATGTCTGCTTCTTCATAGCTAAGTAGTTCCATCTGGTTATGAAAAAAGGCTGATTCTGTCCGAACCAAACGCCTTGCATCATTCTGACCTACACTGAATCTCTCAGCAATTACTTGTGCAGTTTCTCGTGTATCTCGGCCTGTCATAAGGCTCATGAGTAGTTCATCTTTTATGCTGGAAGTAAGCTTTCCTGTATTCTTCCAGATGTCTGTTGAGTAAGTACTTCCGTCATCTAGCCAACTAAAAGACTGTAGATGTTTTATCTCGCTCTCAGGAAGCCCAGAAAAGCCATATGCGAGCCCTGTCTGTTGTTGCAGGTCAAAGGTAGCCTTGTAATAACTATCCTTCATCAAGTCGCTGTAAAAGGCGTCTGAGCCTGTCTTCTCCGAATGATAGATAGATTCACGCATACGGTCTAAATCGTCGCTCAAACGCTCTAAACGTTTCATACGGAAAGAATAAGCTGGGCTGTCTAAATCAGCCAGTAGTCTTTGGATATTCGGGTCATTCGGTCTTGCTTCAAGTACCTTACGAAGTTCATTCAGGTCTTTCTTGTCTTTCATGTTCTTCAAGACTTGTCTAGCATCTACCTGACTCAAACCATAATCACGTTGGAACTTATCGAAAATCTTATTGATTTCCTTATCCAAGTAAATCTTAGCTTCCTGATAGACCTTATCGAACTGGTCTGCCTGCTTTTCGGCCTTGTCCATCTGCTGGTAAATCAGATTGGCTTTCCTCTTCGCCCAATACTCCTGATTCTTCATCCTCTACCTCATCTTCGGGTTTCGTGTTGTCTTGGTTAAACATTGGAATGTCTTCCATGTTCTTCTTTTTCTCTTCTTCCAAGGCTTCCAGCTCAGCGTCAGGGTCTTCCACAAACGGCAAGAGAGAAATAAGCTGCCTGTTGGTCACTTTGCCTTCAAGGTTGTTCACAATCTGAGAAATCTCCAACAAATTCTTAGGTAAACCGCGACTGAATTGTGGAACGATTGAATGAGACTCTAAAGTAATCTGCTTCATACCTAGGTAATGAGCAAAAATCGCAATACGTTGTCTTAATCCACGCTTGTAGTTCGCCTCCTTGGTCTTGGTAATCATTTCAAGACCCATCAGCTTAAATTCCATGGCTACGCCTGATGTATTCCCTGCGAAATTCTCATCAGTCAGGTTAGGTACATGGCTGAATGTGTAGATATCCTCTTTAAGAGCTGTACGCAAGATTTCAGTAGCACTTTCGTCCAGCGTGTTCTTCAAGAACTCAGCTCTTGCACTATCTCCAGGTAATTCCAAAAGACCTTCTTCAGAAAGAATCTTCATCGCCACCTTGGCATCTTCTGGCGTGTCCGCTAACTGTGTGCCATACAAGACAAGGATAGACTCTACTGCCTGCTCCTTGTCATTGACACGATTACCCATCAAGGAATTATAAGCGTCAATCAAGCTGATTTGTTGCTCGTAGTCGCCAATCGCAAAGTGATTATTACGATACTCGATAATCGGGATTTGACCAAGGTTATGAGGTGTTGCCTCTTCAATCTGAGATGTTCCTGAATCTGTACTTCTCAGAACCATGTGATAGTGCAGATTTTCTGTAAAGACCTCTGCTTGATACTTAGTAGTATCTTTCGTATCATCTTTGACTTGGTAGTAATAGACCGCAAACAAGGGCTTCCGTTCAATACTATCATCATAAACCATAAAGGTATTCTCTGGATCAATACTAGTTGAATCCAACTCAGTCAATCCCTCTTTGGCATAGATGTACTCGTAAGCACGACCATAGATGGCCATGTTCAAAGCATTCTGCGCATCTACTTGGTCAATCTCAGCGTCATCAAAAGCTGTAAGTAGTTCATCAATATCACCTTCAGCAGTGTTATTGTACTTGATAGGATTGCCCATAAAATAGCCCGTAGCCGTGTCTGCGATATCCTTGGCATGATTGGCTACCGTCTTGTAATTCGGTGCGTTCTCGTTGCGTCTCTTGTGATTTAAGATAGCATGCTCACCCAAGTAGTAGCTTTTAAGTTTCTTCAAACGTGAGCCTTCAGTGCTATGTTTCGTTATCAATTTATAAATCAGGTCTTTCTTCAAAGAACCCTCATCATATCCATCCCGTGGATAGGTTAAATATTGGTACATGTCTTTCCTCTCTATAGACCATAATCAGAACGTCTGCGGACAGTTGCTTTTGGTTGCGAATGTTGCGAGTAAATCGCATAACGCACCGCATCCAGCACGTCGTCATTCTCTTTCACTGGCTCGCCCCGCCTTTCGTTCCAGATGTATTGGTGGGACTCCTCTTTGAACTTGCTGACCTTGTTTGATACAACAAAAAAGCGCCCAGTTTTCATTAACTTGGCGACTTCTTCAATACCAGACAAGACCGCTTTATTAGCGTTGAATGTTCTTAATTGCTCTCTTTGAAATCTTGCAACGTGTTCAGGTCGTGCGCTATCTGCCCAGAACGTAATATTCCCGTATCGTTCCTTGATATTCTTAGCAAGGTCTACCCAAAAATCTATCTCTTTGTACTGATGAGCGTGTTCCTCTAACAGATAAACCGAACCGTCAGATGTTTCTCCAATAACAACAACAGATCCAAAGTGCTCATATCCCCAGTCAATGCCGGCATATACTTTAGTGATATCTTCTGGTATGTTATCCACAAACATATTCTCGCTAAAATCACGATATACAACACCCTCGCCGGTTACCCACAAACCAAGGATATCTCTGTCGTAAAATACACCAGCTGGTGTAGCATTTTTAATATTCTCACGATATCTATCAGACATGAATGTATTATCATCTAGCTTGAAATGAAAGTCTATGATCATATCGTCTCCAGAGTTGATATAATCCCGTCTGAGCCAGTGTGTCGGGATGTCTGGGTTGCTATCCCAAATAATCCTAGCGCCCTCTCCTGAGCAACGTGAGATAATTTCTTTGAATACTTGTTCATTAGCAAGAGACGCCTCGTTTATGTAAGCTCCAAAAGCAGTGAAACCACGAGCACGCTTTAACCCAGAAATAGAACCAGTATAGACTTGAACCACCTTTACACCACCAAGGGTAAAAGCTCCGTGCTTGTCGTATTTGAGTTCAATATCAAACATGTTATACAGTTCCTGAATGATATTGTTTTGTATCGACGTCGAGGATGTTCCAGCTAAGATATACATCGGTTCATCAATGTCTAACTTATCAGCTATTGTTCTAACTCTATCGATTTCATTCATAAAAACGATATTATCTACAACGGTTTTACCTGAACGTTTCGCGCCATGAAGTCCACAAATAAAGAAATCATCATTCAATACTCGTGTAAGTACTTCCTCTTGTCGTTTAGTGAATCTATCTGTTATCAAAAGCACCTCTCAAAGCCTTAGCAAAGTCTCTCAATTTATCGTCTTGTTCATTATCTACACCGATTTGTGATTTAAGTTTTTCGATTTCTAGTTCTAGTTTCTCAGCTTGTTTAGCAGTCGGATAACGTTTCAATATCTCAGCTATCGCTTTAATAACTGTGTTATTATCTGCTTTTTTTGTAACCCTATCAACTTCTCCAGTGACAGGGTTCATCATCAAGACTTCCTCAAGTCGCTTGCCTCTTGCAATGTCCGAGAGAATTGAAAGAGCCTCTTTAGCACTCAAAATGTTTTCATCATGCATCTTTTCGGTTTCTGTTTGTATAAACGTTTTAATGCTTGCATTTTCTAGCAATTTACTAGCGGTTGTTTTAGCATACGCTTCACTGTAACCAGCGAATATTGCAGATTGATAGACATTTCCAGTCCTCAAATACTCGCTCGCAAACATCTTTTGTCTTTGATTTAACCCAATGTCCATCACCTCCATTTTTCACAAAACAAAAAGCCACACGATGTGCGACCTTTTCAAGACCTCTCCGCGAATTAAAATCGCAATTGGAACGACAGGATTCGAACCTGCCTACGTTTCAGACCCTTTATAGTCATATCGCTCCACCAACTGAGC